AATCTCTTGCTACTAGAGAGAACGGCGAAATTAAAATAACTAACATTCAGTCTAAAGAAGATACGATTAGTGAGAAGGTAAGACGTTTAAGCACATTAGTGCAAGAACGTCTTTTTGACTTCACAAGCGTTCCATTCGTTATGACAATTCAGTCAACCGATGGAGTAGTATTCCAGAATAGTAATATATCTACTAAATTAGTTGCTAACGTCAGCAAGATGGACATTCAAATGAACAGCCGTTTCACATATCGATGGAAACGCGTGAGCAAGTATGGAACAGACGATGCAGCATGGAATGAACAGCATGCAAGTGGTAGTAATGAATTATCAATTACTGTCAGTGATGTTGACAGAGAAGCCACATTTATCTGTGAGGCTATCGAAGGCAATCAAGTCGTTGCAAGCAGCTCGATTGTTATTAAAGACTTCATTGTTAATAAGTCTATTGGTCCAACTCCTCCAACCAATCCAAGCGTTGGAGATTTGTGGACTGACACGAGCACTCCTGGTAAGGACGTGCCAAAGATTTACACGAATGGTAAATGGGAACCTGTCTTGAAGAAAGATGACGAAGAAGTCGAACGACTACAGAAGGAATTTGAGGACCGCAACAGAGAGCATGCTAACCAGTTCGCTGAGGTTATGGAGATTATCAACAAGTCTCAAGTCACAGAAGACACACTTAGAGATTTGACGGGTAAGTTTAGTAGTCTGGAAGAGTCTTATAAGAGAATTCAAGAGACTGCAGAAGAGATTAAGGGACTTGGGCAAAGAACCAAAGCAGTAGAGCTTAATATGGAACAATCAAGTGTTCTGTTGAATGCTATCTCAACATATTTCAACGTATCGGAAGACGGTTTGTTAATTGGTAAAAATGGTGAAAAACTTCAAACGCGTTACACCAATGAACGGATGGAATTTATCGACAGTGGCCGTGTTGTAGCTTATATCTCAGGTCAACAATTAAATATTGTGAGCGCAACATTTTGGAATTCTGTCACTATTGCCAATCATATTTTTGAAAGATATGACAATGAATTCACCGTCATTTCTTATGTAGGAGGTGCTGTAAATGGCTAATTTCTCTAAAACAACTAGCAACGGATATGTACGTTTAGTTTTTCAAGTTACAGAAGCAAGCACGAGTATTCCTTCCAACACTTCAGAAGTGGTTTATCATTTAATGCTCGAACGCGGAAGCACATGGGCATACGATCTAAACGATGAGAGTCTTGCAGAAGCTGAAATCAATGGGCAAAAAGTTATTAGCAAATACGTTAGCTTCGATTTAAGAGATAAAGAATGGGTATCTCTTGGAAAGGGAAGCATAACAATTCCACATAATGAGGACGGGAGCAAGAGTATTTCAATCCGTGCTAGATTAACGAACGTTTCCAATTTAGGAGATATTGGTTGGTTTAGCGGGACACTTAATCTCTCTACTATCCCACGAGCTAGTGCTATCAGCTCGGTAACAGCTACAGAATTAGGACAACCAGTGACTATTCAAATTGAAAAGAAAGTCAATGAATTCAGACATCAAATTCTGTGGAAAGTGAACGACAGTGGATGGAATGATTTAGGGACTGGGCATGATTCTAGCGTTCAGTTCACAGTTCCAATAGATTATGCAGCACGTATCACTAACAGTGATACTGGACTGCTAGACGTTTGCGTACGAACTTTTCAAAACGGCACACAAATTGGTTACGATGAGTTTAAACGAGGGATTCCGATTAAGGTTCCCGCTTCCATCGTTCCTACGCTTGAAGATATCACGATAATTGAAAGAACAGCACGATTAGCAGAATTCATGCCTACAGGCAATTATGTCAAAGGTAAATCTCTAATGAGAGTTGAAGCAATTAATGCAGCTGGCTCTCATGGCTCAACGATCATATCTACTGAGTTAACAGTAGATAATTTAGTTGTACGAGCAGCAACAGGAGATTTCCCTGCTAATAAAGCTGGTAATTTAGAAGTTACAGCGAAGGTTACTGACTCACGAGGAAGAACGGCTACTAAATCGAAGGCGATTAAAGTATGGGATTACTATGCGCCTAAAATTATTGCCTTTCTTGCTAACAGAACAGGAAACGGAACCAATAAGACTATTATTGCGACTGTAGCTGCTAATGTGAGCCCGTTAGTAATTGATGGAGTGAATAGGAACCCGTACACGCTTAAAATCCAGTACTCAGCTAAGAAGGCTAATAGATGGATTGATGCCGTAAACCTCACGAATGAGACTACAGAAAGAATTAATCGTCAAATCGACTGTGGCGCATTTTATGAGCTTTCTAAGGCATACAATGTAAGGTTAGTAATTCAGGATAAGCTAAGTGATTTAGTAGACTCTGTTCTGGTAGTACGTTCATCAAGAGTCCTGTGGGCATGGGGCGATAATCGTGCTGCTGTAGGAGGATTCCCAGAGTTGGATGGACACTTCGAGTCACATCTTCCAGTTGCATTCCACAGTAGCCTAAATGTTGAAGATGGCATTATGTCTAATGGAAAGCCAATACAGGAATTTGCATTGACATCCAAAGATGGCAAATCAAATAAATTTACTGGTGATTTAAACAATCTGAAAACAGCAGGGAATTACCATGCTTTTGGAGTGCAACATAATCCGCAAGGCGCTAACAATTATGGATACGTAAATGTAATAACTCACAGCAGTGATTCAAGCTACTGTGTGCAGTTTTATGTTCCGTTTAATGCAGACCAGCTATATATGCGCAGGAGCGAGTCAAATCGTTGGAGCGAATGGATAAGAGTTGTTACGACTGGAGTTGATACTGGTTGGAAAACAGCCGTTTTGCAAAGCGGTTGGCAAAACAGAATGGAATACGGTCCTGTTCAATATTCTAAGAGTATTGACGGAATTGTTCACATGAGAGGCGTTGCCAAAGATGGTAGTACATCAAAAGAGACAGTAGTACTAACATTACCAGAAGAATATAGGCCTAAGACTCAAGTTTACACATTCGGGATGAACGACAGTTTTGAGCCTGTGTCATTAAGTATTAATGAGTATGGAACCGTTACAATCAAGCGTAACGCTGACGATAAATGGCTTGGATTTCATAGTGTTAGCTTTAAAATTTAAAACTAAAGAAAGAAGGAATTAAAATGGTAAACAAAATCAATGAAAATTTAATGGACGCAGGACGTTTAGAAAGTATCGATTTCGTGGTGATTCATAACGATGCAGGCAGTATGACTCCTGAACAGTATGTGAATTGGCTAAGAAACCGTGATAAATCACTAGGGATTGCACACTACTATTGCAATCGCAACACAATCGCACGAGTGATTGATACATTTAACATTGGGTATCACACTGGTGACTGGTGGAGTAATTGCCGTTCAATTGGATATGAAGTATGTGAGAGCATGAAGGTAAGTGATGAAGATTTTCTTCGAAATGAAGATATGACTCTGATGCAAGCGACGGAAGATTTAATCTATTATGGATTGCCAATCAATACTAGCACTGTTAGATTACATCACGAGTTCGTGCCAACAACATGTCCTCATAGAAGTATGGAATTGCACGGAAATTCTACTGAGAGTGTTAAGAATTATTTCGTATCTCGTATGCGTTATTTCGCAACGCTCGGAAATACAGTAGATGAAATGCTAGGTCAAGTATCGGACGGCCCTACTACGCAAGAAACAGTTACAACAACGAAATCTAGCGTAAATACTAGCAATCAAGGTAAATCAAGTGAAACAGTTGCACAAGAAGTCCTTCAAGGCCTATGGGGAAATGGCCAAGATCGTTATGATAATTTAACGAATGCTGGATACGATGCAGACCACATCCAAGATTTAGTAAATAGCATGTTGAACGGTGATAGTACAGATAATAGCACTAGCACAGACCTTGATAGTGTAGCACAAGAGGTTATTCAAGGATTGTGGGGCAATGGTCAAGAACGCTATGACAGTTTAACTAACGCTGGCTACAACGCTCAAGCGGTGCAAGAACGAGTTAATAGTATTTTAAGCGGTGATGATTCAGATACAAGCGACTACGATATTGACGTAATCGCAAACCAAGTCCTTCAAGGCGTTTGGGGAAATGGCCAAGAACGTTATGACAACCTAACAAATGCCGGTTACGACGCTCAAGCTGTTCAAAATCGTGTGAATGAATTACTTTCTTAAAAAAGGAGATTGACTATATATGGAATTAGAACAAATTAAAAACAGAATTACTGCATTAGAAGCGAAAGTGACTACTAAGCAGGCAGATATTAATCGCATGAACGAAGAAAAAGCGCAATATGAACAAAAAATTCAAAATCTTTCAGAAGATATTCAACGCTTAGAGCAAGACAACTCAAACAAACGTGATGAAATCAAAAAATACAAAACTGTCGTAGAAGTCATGGAGTTGTAGTAGATGGTAGATGTAGAATTTAACGTATTGACCATGCATTTGCAAGGGTTAATGCGCAGTCCGTATATTCAAATCTTGTTTTGGTTAATTTGCTTTGATGTAGTTTCTGGCTATATCAAAGCATTTAAACTCAAAAGATTTGACAGCAAAACAAGCACAAATGGACTATTAAGACATGCGCTTGTTTGCGTTGTAGTTATTGTGACTGCTATGTATGCGAGAGCATTAGGGCACCGTGAAATCGGTGTAACTACATGCTTATTTTTTATCTTCAGTTATGCAGTATCACTTGCTGAGAATTGGGAGGCATTAGGGTTGCCGTTCCCAGAATCACTTAAACCGTATCTAAAAACGATGCGACAACAACAAGAAAATAAATTTAAAAAAATAACAAATAAGAAAGAGGTTGAATGATTATGGAACAATTACAAGCAACAATCGTCAATGGAATCGTGAGCGTATTAGTAGTATTAGTTGGCTTAGCATTTACTGGATTGAAAGGATTCATCGAAACTAAATCTGCTGAATTAAAAGCAAAAACGGATATTAAGAACTACGAGTTGGCGAAATCAATCACTAACACGGTCGTGAACGCTATGGAACAAATCTTCAAAGATGTGCATAACGCTAGTGAAGACAAGTTCCAAGCAGCATTCGACAATGTAACGAAAGAGCTTGAAAAAGCTGGAATCAACTTGGATGA